AGCTTGGCCGTGGTTGGTTGGGAGCGCAAGGAACCAAACAGCAAAAGTCTGCCGGTTCTGCGGGTCCCGGTCGAGCTGGCAGTGGGCAGCGACGCGGTGTAACGGGATGTGACTGGCCACCCTTGACGTGCACCGCGGAAGGGGCATAATGGCCACACGAGGGGAGCGGTCCACTCGCAAAAACTCAACCGCCGGCCGAACAGCGCACACGAGGCCGTAAAACCCGAGCGCAACACGGCCCGACTAAGCCCGCACTGCCGGTTGGCCCGGCACTCCAATCCACCCACACCATGAAACAGGCACTCACAAGCGACTGGGGGCCGACTCTGTACCTATGGACTGCTCAGCTCGCAGAAATCGTCGTAGCCGTGTACGTCAGCGGTCTAATGCTCGGCGCATGGCTACATCGCCTCAACGACCGCATCGCACGGATGGTCGCATCATGAACGCGATCAACAACGCCATTTGCTGCCTGATCGCCGCCAGCGTGTTCGCCATGATCGGCATTGAGTCCGGCGCACATCACAGCCCCACCCACTCGGGCACGCAGCAGGTGGTGCGCCATGACTGAACGCCGCTTTTACTTCACGATCAAAGCCGCCAACGTCTTTGAATCGATCACGGCCTGCAGCCTGACTGAGGCCAAGCTGATCGCTGCTGATACTTGGCTGGAATGGTGGTCGCAGATTGAATGGCTCAACCCTGAACAGGAGCCCAGCAATGGCTGATGTAACCGGAGCGCTGCTGCAATGGCGCACTGATGAGACTGAGCTAGGCAACTATGGCGAGGGTGTCAGTCGGCCACGGCACAATGCCCGCGTGAAAGATTTCACGGTCTTGGTGCGATTCCCGCAGGTGCGCCCCATCAAGTGGTACACCCGCGCTGAATCTAAGACCGCGGCCGCGAAATACGCCCGCAACCGCTGGCCCCATGCCATTGCTGTGGAGGTGCTGTGAACGATATCCGCCAACGGCTAGAGCAGCTGCTTAGCGATACGGGCGCCTACCGTCAGGGTCGGCAGGATGAACGCGAGCGACTTCAGCACCTGATCGATATTCGCATTGATCAGCTGCATTGCATCGCTGGCATCCGCAACCGGCAGCAGCTTTGCGCTGAGCTGCTGCAACTCCGACAAACGCTCGAACCATGAACGCCACACAGCTTGACCAGCAACGCGCCGACATGATGGACGCGCTGTACGAACGGAGTGGTCGCACGTGCGGCACCTACACCGGGCTGTGGGTAGAGTTCTGCCGCGATATTGCGGCCAACTTCCGCGACACGGATTACACCGAACTCTTGGCCCGCGTTGTTCGTGCCATGGATGCCACTGAATCGGTGATGACGCAGAAGCAAGCGCAGCAGGCCATTGAGGTGTGCCGCCAGCAGCTGCTGGGAGATAAGTGGCGATGAGCGTTGAGCTGATCCATTGCACGCCTGATGCCGAGGCGCTGATCGTGAAGATGGCCAGGGTCAGCAACCCGGCCAATGCCGATAATCAGGCGACAGCGCCAAGGCTGCTGCGGTATCTGATCCGGCATCGGCACTGGTCACCGTTTGAGATGGCCAACCTGTGCCTGAAGATCGAAACCGAACGCGACATTGCGGCGCAGATCCTGCGTCACAGGTCGTTCAGTTTCCAAGAGTTCAGCACCAGGTATGCCGAAGCGCAGCGGCCAGTGATTCCGCGGCTGCGGCGTCAAGACGTAACCAACCGGCAGAACAGCGTGGATGATCTGCCTATTGATCTGAAGATTGAGCTGTTGGATCGCATCGGTTCGTTGTACCAAGACGCCACCAAGCTCTACGGCGACATGCTGATGGCGGGCGTTGCCAAGGAAACTGCCCGCCGCATTTTGCCCCTCAGCACTCGCACCACGCTCTATATGCACGGCACGCTTCGCTCTTGGCTGCACTATTTCGTTGTGCGCTGCGGGCCAGAGACCCAGTTAGAGCACCGCGAGATCGCGCTGGCCGCGCGTGAGATCTTCACCGAGCAGTTCCCTGTCATTGCTGAGGCCGCTTTCAATGACTAATCCAATCAATCCAGATCACTACCGCCGCGGCCCAGTGGAGGCTATCGACGTGATTGAAGCTGCAATCACTGACGCGCCGCACATGGTGCCTGCCTACCTGCAGGGCCAGGCGCTGAAATATCTGCTACGCATCTGGTGCAAAGGTCACGCGCTTGAAGACGCCCGCAAATGCCGCTGGTATATCGACCGTCTGATTGCCAAACTGGAGGGATGATGCACCAGCTGCCTGGCCTCAATCTGATTGAACGCCTTGCGTTGCGGATTCTCACGCGCAGCAAGCGCACGGGTCTGGTGGTGGTGAAGCCTTACGGCTACTCATGCGTATACGTGGCAGCTGATGGCACGGATCCGGTCGCTGCGTATGTCACGGATGGGCCTGAGGAGCCGGCCAGCATGACGCTAGAGCGGATCTTCCATCAGCCGGCTTACGGGGAGGATGAATGATCAGCCTGCACGCTGGCCGTTTGCTGCTGGTGTGCAGCCGTTCTGATCGCAACTGGCACGCTCGTCTGGTGCTCGGCCCTAAGCCTGAACACCAGCTGGAGATGGACACGGGCACGGTGCACCTGCAGACGGCGCTCATTAAGGCGCAGCAGATCTATCAGGCAGCACGCAATCGTATCCGCCCCGCTGATGGGCCAATGATGTGCTGGGATTGCCACTACTGGGAGATGCGCCACCAGGCGTGCGGCCTGGAGTTGCCAGAATCAAAACGTAGTGGCGGGCGTTATGCGTCCCGCTGTGAAATGTACGAACGTGCCACGTGAGTGGGCCACTCCTATACGCGCTGATTGGTGTCCGCTGATCCACCAGTCGTTACAGGCGATTGATCGCCACAACCAGCTGTGGTTTGTCAGCAGAGACCCATTCCACCTGCAGCAGGCGCAAGTGCTGCGGGAGTATGTCGGCAGACTGAAGGTATGGATCCACCAGCAAGAGGCGCGGCAATGTTCGGACCAGAGGTGATCAGCCGCACAGATCGAGATGGCGGCTATATCGAGACGTTGATGCCAGTGCACGGCGAGGTGTATTACCGCAGCTGCGTGGGTGGCATCTGCCGCTACAGCTCTGATCTATGGCAGGCCGAGTTATACCTCGATCACCTGCTTGGCCGGTGATGCTACACGACCTGTTGATCTTGGTGGTGGAATATTGGGTGACGTGCCTGCTTGCGCTGTGGGTGTGCAGCAGGATCCTGCCGTAACCTAAGCAGGTTCCCGCTCTGCCTTGGCATCGGGCTGTGCAATGGGGTGGCCGGTGGCGGGTCCTCACGCGGTGCCCACCTCACCGCAGCCGGCCGCTGCGGTTCCGCCTAGCCCTCGAAAAAGGTCTAGGCCGAAAGCGTAGCGTCATCCTGCAGCCACTGCGCAATGGCCCATTCGCCTAATGCTGACCAGAAAGGCTGGGCTCTGTACCAGTCCACCCAAGGCTTATGGCCCTTGCTGCAGTTGCATCCCATGCAGCAGGCCACCAAATTCGATGGCGTGGTGGTGCCGCCGTGCGCTTTGGGGATTACGTGATCAATGGTCGGGCTGCGGCCAAGATCTGCGCCGCAGTAGGCGCATTGATAGTTCCAAGCCAGCAGAATCTGATCACGCGCTGATCGCCGTGTGACCAGCCGCGTCTCATCAATCCGATGACGGTCCACACAGATCTGGCGGGATAGGAACCGCGTTCACCTCGATATCAATGATGTCCTCATCGGATCGGATGAACTCAGCCATATGGCTGTAGATATCGCCCGGCAGATCATCCGCGGACGTGTTGGACCGTATGAACAGCTTTGCGTTAATCTCCAGGAAGTAGCCCTGCATGACCATGCGCCGCTTGGCATACGGTAGCGGTCGCCACTGCGTCTCATGAGACTGCAGAATTGCTACGGGATTCGGCGGCAGGATTCGCGCTACTGTCCCGCCATGCAATACCTACTGCGCATCGGCCCGTGGCACATCGGGCCATTCGCCACGCATCAGGCCGCCAGCCACTTCGCTGAAAGCCACGGCTGCGACGATTACATGATGCTGCCGATGGATGATCCAGCCGAAGCGCCGGGCAAGATCTACCGGCTGCGCATGGCGCCGCTAGCGCACCCGATGAAAAAAGCGCCGGCGGCTTAGCCGAGCGATCCATGCACGCCGAGATGCCCGTTGTATCGGCCAGTCTCCGCATAACTCCGCTCCACGGTGCCGCTGACCAACAGGAACTTCATCTGTCCGATGCGCAAGCCCGGCCAGATTGGCAGCGGATGCAGCCGCCGCTGATTGCGTAGCTCCATGGTGAGCCTGCTGCCGAACCATCCTGGATCCGCCCAGCCGGCCTCAGCGTGATCCCAGCCCTCACGTGCGCGGGAGGACTTCAGCACGAACTGAGCGCCGACGTGATTAGGCAGGTTGAAGATCTCCTGCGTTTCAGCCAAGAAGAATTCACCAGGCTGAATCCAGAATGGATCTTGCTCCGTGTGGCCATGCAGCTGAACCTTCTGCAGCTCCGGTGTCTTGGCTACCTCCATCATGATCTGGCCGCCGAGCGTCACGTCATAACTGGCCGGGTTCAGCTGAGCTTCGTTGTATGGGCTCACCATCCCGTACTGTTGGCACAGCCGGCGAATCTCGTGGTCAGGTAGCAGCACAGAACCTCAATAATCCCAGCGCACCTTAGCCCTGCTGCTGCGGATGCCTAGATGGATAAAGCCTTTGTAGGCGCCATAGCCGAGGCTATAAGGCCAGTTTTTGTCGCACCAGTTCTGCACCGCATAAATATCGGCACCTTCGATGTAGAAATCGACCGCACCGCAACCGAGTTTGTAAAGATGCTCGCTGTTGCTGGCGCCACCCACTTGCGCATTGATGGCCGGCGGTCGATAGCCCGAGGTGATCACAATGGGCTTACCGCCGAACTGCACGCGCACACGCTCCAAAAATGCGGCCAGCTCCGCTGCAATATCAAGCTGCCCTTGATTGGTGAACCTGCGCGCTTCCTGATCCAGCGCGAATTCTCCCAGCCTGATGTGCGGCGTGATCCGTGCGCTGAATGAACTACTGGGCCGCAGCTTTGCGGTTTCAGGCTCAACCGCGGCCTGATGCTGCCCCCATAACTTGCCTTCTGCTCTCCTGCGCCGCAGCAGGCCAGCCTCCACGTTGGTGCCAGGGTTCCTGTACAACTCAAGCGCTGCTGGCACTGCCGCCCAGTCACGATCACGCAGGCAACGGCTGATGGTCTCGAACCCTTCTGATCCGTAGAAGCCAGCGCCAAGGTTGTAGGCGAAGCTCACCAGTGCTGATCGCTGCTGATCATCCATCACCTTCCAGTGCGGGATGGTGGTGCGCAGCTTCTCAGCAATGCGATCCACCTCCAGCCGCAGCAGCATGTCGGCCTCGATCACGTTGATCTTGTCGCCGCGCTTCACTGGCACGCCACCGCTGTAGCGCGTGGTTCCATAGCCAATCGTCCAAGGGTCGCCGCCGCTGAGCGGGTCAGGGTATGCCGAGAGATGGCAGCCCTCAAACTCCTTAATCAAGCTGATCGCGGCGCTTAGATCGCTTTGCTTGCCGTCTTGGCTCCACGTCTGAAACCAGTCTCGATCCCTGCGCATCACGGCGTCGTAGCCGTTGGCGGCC